GTCAACTACAATACCACCAACAATGCGCTGACCGTAGACAACAGGGATTGGATGGTCTGAACCTTTGCGAGCAACTTTCAAACCTTCTTTTTCAGGAAGGTCGGGTTGCATCCATTTTTTAAATTTACGCCAAAGGAAGCCTGAAATACCAAGTGTAACCACATTGAGTATCTTTCGCCCAATTCCAAAAATCTTACCAAGAATGCCCATTATTTACTTCCCCATTTCAAATCGTCGCCAATGTCCTTACTGTTAATAAAGGACGTTGATGTGGGATAGAAGCGCTGAAAACTTGATTGTGTAGTTCTTACGCCGCGAATTGTATTAAAGTCGGATAGAATGTTTGTGCAAGATAATGCAATAGTTGCTTCATCGTCTTCATCTTGAACGCTATATTGTGAAATGACCATTAACGATTTAAAAATTTCACCAAGCGACTGATTATTGTTATCAAGAACAATTTGAGTAAAAACAACTTTTCTGTTCTGTTGGTTTGCACTTTGAATAAGAGCCAACATTGTTTGGTCTACTGCACCAATAACAATGTCGACCGTATTAATTCGAAGCTCTTTTTCAACACTAACGGAACCAGTATCTAGAACGATACCGCCGGCGGTGTATGTTTGCCCATTATGAACAATGTCATGCCCTGCGGTTGTAATTCTTACTGTACCGGATGAAAATTGAAATTCAAAAAGTTCTGTGCGAGGGTTGCCGTTCTTAAGCGCGTCAATAATTTGCGTTGAATAGTTTTTCATTTTGTTTCCACAAAATCTATTTCCAATTCAGCAGCATTGTTTGAGCCAGAAAGAGTAAACGCCTGAGCTCTGCCGCGTATTTTACCAGTGAACACCATATTATTGAAAGTGAGCACTGTGGTAGAACTTACAGGATAAACTAAATTCGGGTAAAAGGTAATTACTTTCGTTGTCGTATTAACATCAGTCACTTGATAGGCTTTGGTATGGTTTGCGAAAGTGAAATATTGCCCAACTTCATCACCGTTTGCAGTTGCCAAATTGACCGTTGTGGCACCAATACCAGCAGCGGCAGAAGTGGTTCTTGTTGTAACCACACTATCAGAATAGACTGGCACCCGTACCGTCAAATTCTGGTTTGTGTTGCGAATAGCTGCGAGTGACGCTTGCACCCGTTTCAAAGCATCGCCTTGCAACTTTGTACTTCTTAAGCGAAATACAAAGCGTTGACCGCCTGGAATATTGCGGCGTCGGAATATTAAGCTTTGGGAGTCAGACTCAACACCTGCTAACTCATCCAAAAGTTGTGCTTCAGCAATTAGAAATTCAGGATGCAAAGCTGGCATTATAATTCCCGCCCTTGTTCATTTAAAGCCCGTTGAATGATGTTGTGTATGACGTCACGGTTATCGTTCAGCATTTGTTGGAAGCTTGTAGCGTCGTTTGCACGAATGTCAAAAGTTACGTTTGCGGTTTTTGAGCTACCACTATCGCCAGCGCGAGCTTCACGCATCAATTGGTTGAATGGTGTAACCTTCCCAGCTGTGCGAGGTGTAAACAATTCTGGGCCATGCTCGTTAAACTTGTAGGTTCGACCCGCGCTTACTGAACCACCTTGCGCACGTCCAAACAGCGCCACACCAGCAACCAAAGCTGCCATAATGGCAGCAATTGTACCAAGTGCGATAGGTGTAGCTGCTGCTGGCGCTGCGCCCGCTGTAGCAACGGACGTCGCTGCTGCTGCGGGTGCCATTGCTGCGGTGATAGCACTACCTGACGCAACTGCGCCCGCTGTTACAGTGCCTTGCGCTGCGTTTGCTGCGGTGGTTTGAATACCAAGGCTGGTGACAACAGCCGTTGTCTTAGCTGCTTCCGCTGCTGTTGCTGCGGTTGCCCCTGTTGCATACGCGATAGCCTGCTCAATACCATAGTTAATCATGGCGCCAACAAGTTGCGTTAGAATAGTTTGCGCAAGCTGTTTAGCTGCTTCATCACCATCTTGAAAGCCTAAAGCAACCGAAGCCATTGTTCCGCTCACTTGGTCTTTAAACCCTGCCAAGCTTGTGGTTAAACGGTCAAACATCCCCTCACCTTTCTGTCTGCGTTCTATTTCTGCAATTTCTTCAGTAAAGCGAGCGTGAGCTTCTCTCTTCAGCAACAAACTTTCTTCATACTTCTGAGCGTCAAGCTTACCGTATTCTTCAGCTATACGAATCCGTTCCATGTATTCGTCAGCAGCTTGCTGAGCTGGGTTGTTTTGGCTCTTGGTTTCCTTCAGCGTTTGTTGGAAACGTGTCTTAGTTTTCTCAACAGCTTCAGAGTCTTTTTTAGCTTGAGTTAAATTCTGGATTTTTAAAACTAGCGCGTCGATTTCTTGTTGCTGCTCTTTCGTTGCAGTTGTACCCAAGCGAGTCAACGCTTCATAGCGCTGGTAAGCATCAGCACCAACAGTTAGTTCTACAACTTGGTCGGTTAAGCTTTGTTTCAGTTTTGTGTATTCGCTTGCAACTTCAACAACAACTTCTTTTTGTTGTTTAAGACCGTTTGTCATTCCTTCAGCTTTAGGAATGCCTGCTGCAAAGGCTTCATTAACAGCCTGGTTCTTAAGAGTTAAATCAGCAATGACCGCATTTAAACGTTCAATTTCCTGCTGCTTCTTAAGAATGTCAGGATATAAGCCTGGCTCGGAACTTCTACGGGCTTGCAAGCTTTCAAGTTCTGCAACTGCTTTTGAATGCTTTTGCGTTGCTTCAGCAAGCTTGGTCTGGATTTCAACAGCTTTAGCACCAAAAACTTTCGGAGCGGCTTTAGCCAAGTTTGCATACTTCTCAGCAAGCTGTTGAACAATAACTGCGTCTTGATTAAACTGACTGCTAGTTTCAGCACTTGCTTCTTTAGTTGCAATGAACGCGGCAGCTGCAAAGCCTAGTGTTGTCACCAACATACCCCAAGGCCCCAACAGGAACCCCGTCGCAGCACCAAGCGCACCCGAAGACGCTGCAAGACGTGCTTGTGCAGCTGCCAACCCTGTTTCTGCTGCTGCAAGCTGCGCTGTTACCGCTGCTTCGCGTTGTCGCGCTGCAACCCAAGCAACCGACCCTTGCACTGCGAGCGTCTGCTGTGCGAAATGCTGCTGCTTTATACGCAACAGCGCCACTTCCGCTTGCGCTGCGGTAATTGCAGCTTGAGTTTCTTTATTCTTTTGAGCGGTAGCAGCAATGGAAGCAGCTACGTTTTCAGCGGTTGCTTGTGCAGTCTTAACAAGGTTGACCACAAGATAAGTGGCAAGCACCGCGCCCGCTGCTTTACCTGCTTCAGCAAGCTCACCAATGTTTTGGCTGACCGTCACCAGCGCTTGGCCCACAGCTTGGTTGGCTTCACGAATGACTTTGCTTTGCTGAACTTCACGAATTGCGTTGTTCTTAGCTACTTCAAAAAACTGGCTCATTGTTGCAGTAGACTTGGCAAAATTGCGGTCTACTGTTTCACCATAGTTTTCTAAGCTTTTGATAAGAATGTCAGCTGTTAATTTACCTTCACCAGCAAGCTTCCGAACTTCACCATAAGTAACATTGAGCTCGCGAGCAACAGCCCGAAGGATGTCTGGCGCTTGTTCAGCTACTGAGTTAAATTCATCACCGCGTAAAGCACCAGATGAAAGACCTTGAGCAAGTTGGCGGATTGCGTTACTTGCTTCAATAGCTGTTGCGCCTGACGCTGCAAAACTCTTGTTAATGATTTCGGTTACACGGAACAAGCGGTCTTGGCTAATGCCTAAGTCTTCAGTGCTTCGGGCAAGCTTTGAATAAAGCTCTACAGTGGATTCATAGCTGCTGCGGGTTTCGTTTGCAATTGCTAAAAGCTGAGCGCTTGAGGTTGCGAGCTCTTGACTTCCTGTGGTTACTTGGCGAAGTGCGTTCTCTACACTGGTTGCACTGTCAGCAAGCTTGCTCATGCTACCAGCAACAACCGTGAGGGATAATCCACCTAGAACTTGGTTGAGCTTAGAGAACCCGCTTTGCGTTCTGCTAACTTGGGATTCAAGGTTGCGGGATTGGTTTTGTAAGCTGTTGAGCTCACTAATTGCAGTTCGAACTTGGCCTGTTTCAATTACTAGACCTAACTTTGCAATATCATCCATCTTGGCAACCTTATTTTAGGATTTCATTTTGTGCCTTGGTTAATACCGCCTGAAGACTTTGCAAAGCATAAAATTCTTCTGGAAGCAAATCAATTTTCTGAAGTTCGAAAAAAGCTTTAATATTTACAGGGCTTAAATCATCAGAAGTTGAAAACCTTAACACATTAAACCATTCCCAAATGTAAGTAACTTCTTCGGGAAACGGTAAACTTTCGCATTCTGGCGGGATTTGTATCCCGCTCTTTTTCAACTGTGAATAATGGTCACGGTTGCTTATGGGTGTTTGAGCTTTTTTATCTACCGGACTTCCGAGCCAATATTCTCGTTCCGCGTATTGGCAGAGCTTGTTAACATTGGCGTTGAATACTTTACCTTGGCTAGGCCCTCCGCACGTGAAACGATGTAGTTAGTGATTGCACTTGGCCAAGTTTTGAAGAGTAATACTTTGTTCTCTTCATTACATGGTTCTTCAAAACTCCAACCGATAATGACAGCTGACTTGATAATACAGTCAATTGTCTGCTCGTCGTAGTTTGCACCACTTGCAATCTCACGCTTCAGGCGGAGGTCGATTTTTTTAAAGTTGTCAGACTCCACACTAACCACATCTACAAACTGTCCGTCCAAACTGATTTCACCTTCATCTGCTTGCACAGTGTAGCCGCTTAAATCAATTCGTACTGGCGTGTTGGCTTTGTTTTTAATGGATGGAGCTAACAACTTCATTCTAATCCCCTAATTAAGGCGTTTTGGTAATAACGATTTGGCTTGCTTCTGTAGTATTGTACAACGCTTGAAACGGGAGCGACAAGCTTATCGCGCCTGGGCCGCTAACATCAGGTTGACCGCCAGTTTACTTAATCTTCGGTAAGAAGAATTTCAGTTTGTTACCAGCTAAGTCAATCAGTTCGAATTCCAAGCTTGAATCTGTTTCGTTAATAAACTTATTCAACATGGTTACGTTTTCAAAAAACGCGGTCACTGTACCAGTCACCAAACTTTGGCCAATGCTGTTGCTGGCGGTTGTTGAGGAACCGATAACAAAGTTTGGCTCAATGCCGTTTTTGATGCTCAGTTCAATTTGCGTACAAGAAGCGTAGGCTGTACCACCTTCTTTAATTGTACCGCTAAATGAATCGAAAACTTGCGTATTCTGCGGAGCTGGGTAAGTTGAGCCAGCAATCATTGCATTACTAGCGTCTTGGTCTTTACCGATAAAAGTTAAAGACGCTTTGACAGGGCTGTTTGGCGCGACGGTAATGCTGAGCTCATTAACTTCACATCCGGTGTAACGGATGCGGGTGCTTAAATCAACAAAGTTACGCTCAATGGTAAAGCTGCGTCGAGTTGAGCCAGCTTTTAAAACGCTAGATGCCCAAGTACCACACAAAGCAGCTTCTAGCATGTCGTCAAAATCAGCGTATGCTAATTCAATATCAATGCTCCCGTTGACTTGTTTGTTACCAAGGCGGAAACCAACCAACTGACGGTCAGAGCGCAACTCTTCACTTTGAATTGAGTCACGCTTCAGACCAAGTGTGACGCCGGTATTGCGCAACGTTTTCAACGCGGGAGTGGCTGGTGTTACACCGTATGTCACTTCCTTAATATAGGTGACGCCATGACTGGCACCTGAACCGATAGGCATCTTATGCTCCTTTACGCATTACGCGCAATTCGTGAATAAAAATAAATTGTTACGCTCAAACGATACCAACCGCCAACAGTACGACCAGCACCGACAGAACTTCTTGACACAACAGCTTGCCCAATTTTACGCCCTGCGGGGTAAAGCTTTTTAATGTCACCCGCTAAGTTTGAAACTAAACCAATCCCCGTATTGATAGGAACGTTGACGTCTATTTGTAAAAAGCCATTGTGGTTATCTTCCCCAAAAGAACCGAGTGTAACTGGTTCGGTTTCCCCGCGTACCACTGTAGCTTTTAACCACAGTGAACCAAGGGAATTCGGTTCAGCAGTTGTGTTCGGTTCTTCAATTACAACATTCTGAAGGGCTGGTAAACCCAAGTTCCGTACAGAGGTTATTAGCGCCAATTCAATATCAAAGTCCGCGCTCATTTAACACCCCTTGCAGCAGACTTTACAATTTGGGGCCAGCGGGCAATATTAACTCGAAGCATAC